CTGTCAATTGAGAAGCTGATCTCGTCGAAGAAGATTCGTGAGTATTATCCGAAACTTGCAACGGTGATGCCGAATGCGAAGGGGCAATCAAAAGGCTGGACAAGAGATTTTATCTATGCCGGCTCTGGTTACGTCTTTCATTTTGTGTCATTGAAAGAGGGCGTCGCCGGGGCGAACGTCGATGATATTCGTCCGACTTTGATAATTCCTGATGACGTCGATTCTCGCGATGATTCGCCGGCGGTCTCAGAGTCGCGGCTGCAGGTGTTCACTCGCGAAGTGCTTCCGACTAAAACTGACGGGACTCTCTTTTTCTTCGCGCAAAATTTAATCAATCGCTGGTCGATTGCCTATCGAATCGTCCGTCAAAAAGTCAGAGTCCTGACGAATCGAGTTCCAGTCAAAGTCATTCCGGCAATCCGGCATCTGAAGACGGAGACTCGAACGGTCGAAGGGGTCGTCCGGGATATGATCGTCGCCGGTGATCCGACATGGCCGGGGTACGATCTGGCTCGGGCTCAAAGTGACATCGACGATTCTGGTCTCGAATCGTTCCTCGCTGAATATCAGCATGAGGTCGACAAACATAAAAGCGGTCTGATTCTCAACCATTGGGATGAGCGAGTTCACGTTATAACCTGGTCTCAGTTTTCGAAGATCTACGGATTTAAACGTATCCCGAAACACTGGACTAAATATGTTGGGCATGATTGGGGGAATGTCCATCCGAACGTAACGTCGTTCGTTGCGCTCGCTCCTCAGAATGCGCGGCTGCCGGGGCTTCACTTCCTCTATGCTGGTGTAACGGGAAAGACGAATAGTCTCGTTGATGACTGCGCTCTGTCGATCGTTGAAAGGGTCTTTCCTGATGTCGACCTGTCGTCGATGCGGAATTTAGATCCGGATCTGCTGTCGAGCTGGGCGAAGGTATCTATCACAGATGTCTTGAATGCTCCTCGGGAAGTCGCGGCGGCAACGATTCGAAAGCAAGTCGTGGCGCGGCTGAGGTCTGAAACGTTTCGCTCCTGGTGTATGAGCCATGAGCGAAAGACTGAGCGGGAAGTTTATCAGAGGGCATACGGTCTGCCGTTCATTGCCTGCAATCCGGGCGCAAGTGGCGGGGTCAGTCTGCTTCAGCGGTTCTTACAGGTCGATTACTCTCAGGATCATCCGTTTAAGCCTGGGGAAAAGGGTCTCGCCGGCTTCTATGCGATTGTTGATGATGATCAGTATTACCGGATCGAGGACAACGAAACGATCTCCTTGGCGCGGGATGATCGAGGGCTGAAGCTCTGGCGGGATCAAATTCCTGAATGGGTTTGGCGTGATCCTACCGTAACGGAGACAGGTATCGCGGCGGAAAAGCCTATCAAGGTCAATGATGACGCTGGCAATAGCCTGATGATGATCTATTGCCATAATCCGAAACAGCTTGAGTTAAGCGATTCGGAGAAGGTCGAGGCGGCGATTCCTGAACAATACCGGGTTGAGACTTTGAGAAAAGCCTCGCCGAATGGGATCGGATTAAGCGCGGAACAGGAACTCGCTCACGTTCTGGCTCGCGCAAAAGCAAAAAACATGGCGTCTCAGTCGTCGAGCGTAGTGCGCTTCGACGAATCGGGTCGCCGAATCAAATGAGGATTTATGACTGAGACTTACGATCAGAATACACATGAGGGCAACGCTCGGATCGCCTGGAATCGAACGAAGGGGCCGGAAGATCCTGCGTTTGACGGCTGTGCTCCGGCCTTCAAGCATGAATTGACGTATCGGGCTTATAACGTTGCGAAGACGTTCTCGGCGGACTATCCGTTCGAACAGGCTGTCGCGGATCTGCTCAAGGGCGGTCAGGCTGACGTACTCGAAGAAGAGGGCGTCTCGGAGATTCCTGACGGTCAGGATGAGGCAGTTGAAAAAGAAAGCGTTGTCGAGATACCTGTCGTCGAGGCTCGAAGCGCCAAAAGACGCAAGTAAGGGGGAGTAACTCAGGTCGAGTCTTTCGATCAATCTTTTAAGAGGTCAAATTATGCCTATCAATGGATACAAACATTCTGATGAAATTCCGCTCTCTGGTCAGGTTGGTGCGGCTGTGCGCTCCTGTGCTGAAGAGGGATATTACACTGATGCCCTGATCGCTCCGCTGACTACCGTCGCCGGGCTCAAAGGGCTGATCACTGGCGGACATGCTGACCAGCAAGCCGGTCAGATTCCGGACAAGCGTTCGGTCGATATCGGCGAGGCGCTGGGCGATTTCACGGATGCCGGCATCGCTGCGGCGAATACTGTCGCGGGTGTGGCGAATCTCACGTCCGGCGGATCGAACAAAGATCGCTATCAGTTCATCGAGTAATTATGATCTTCCTGCTGAGAGAATTAAGACGAGTTAATCGTGATCTGCTTCGAGCTGAGAAGAGAGTCGAGGCTCTGGAAGCTGAACTTCGAGGCGTCCGGGTACACGCTCAAGCGCGTGAGGAAGCGCTGGTCGATCGGGTGCTGACGGCTGCTGGGGCCTTTGCTATCTCGAAACAGGTCGAGGTTAAGACTCAGTCGACTCAGGGGAAGAAAATGGCTACTCCTGCGGAACTGTCTGCGTATGAGGAATCCGTCCGGATCGCTTTCCGGGCGGAAGCTTCAAAATTGGGGCGGTCGCCAAGAGAAGCGGATGAAGTCTTCGAACGGTGGAGGCAGGGCATGCCTTTAGACAGTCTCGTCGATAATGCGTTCGTAATGCCTTCCGATTAATATGTCACACAATATTCCAATTCGGGCCGGGGTGAATTACGCTCCGGCTGATCCTCTGCTCCGGCTCGGGGAGAAAACTGCGCGTTCTCACTACCTGAACGATGCTCTCAAAGAAAGATTCAATCATTTCTGGAATTACAAAAAAGAGTCCTGGGATGAGATGATCGCTGCCGGTGAGGTTATCACTCAGATAATTCAAGGCAATCATCTGGTCGAGCGTAATCCCTGGAATGGCGGCTGGCTGGTCATTCAACCTGCGCGGGAGGACTCGTCGACAAGGCGTTCGCTTAATCTCACTCAGTTTTATGTGACTAACTGTCTGGTCAAGTGGGGGTTCTCGAATCCCGATGTGGCGGCGAAACCTGGGGCGGATTCTGATCAAAGCATGATCGCGGCTCGCGGGGCTGACATTATTGTCGATCGCTACGAACAGAAGTTTTATACTCCCTGGTTTACGTTTCAAGAGGGTCTGCAAGCCTTAACCTTTGGGACATATATCGAGAGGCTCCGATACGATGCCGGCGTCAAGGGTGCCGTGGGCCTGCGTGAAGTGGTCGAGAATCGAATTGTCCAGCTCGGCGAAGGCGCTGGGTTTTGCGGGGACTGTGGTGTCTCGGCGCCTGCGGCTGCGTTTGGCGGATCTCAGGGTCAAGAGATGGGTGAAGGCGAAGGCGAACTGCCGATTTGTCCTCAGTGTGGGTCGAATTCGGTGCTGATCGAGCCTCCGGCCGTCGATGAAATTCCTACTGTTACAGGTCAAGAACCTGTCCAAATGGGGGATCTTCTTCTCGACGTGCTTTCGCTCTCGGCCTGTCGATGGGATCTAAGGTTTCGGGCTGAAGAGTCTAACTGGTTCTTGCATCAACAGCGAGTTGGGATCGGTGCTATTCGTCAACTGCTTGGCAATGTGAAGCTACCTGGCTCTCCTGGCGATTCCGATAGTGGTCTGGATTTGGCGAAGCGTTTGGCTTACTCGGGTCAGGCTATCGAGGGGCGCTCGCGAACGTCGGGCGGATCGAAGAAGGGCTATGAGCCTGAGGAGCATAATCTTTGTGAGATGTGGCTCTCGCCGGATGATTATTCGGACGTGATCCTCAAGGGTGATGAGAAGACGGTCGGCGGAGAGGCTCTGCCGGCTGGTGTCAACCTGGCGGAACTCTTTCCGGAAGGATTGGTCGCCGTTGGGCTGAATGGTTTTTCGACCTGCCTCGGGATCTATGCGGAAAAGCATAAAGAGTGTATCGCCTCCGGAACGTGGCACATGAAACTAATGTCCGGGGCGGGTCGTGGTATCGGGGACGTCGTCGAGGTTCAAAAGCGATTCAACAAGTTGGACTCTCAACAGCTCACTTATATGGATGCGGCTGCTACGCCTGCGACTCTGATCGATAAATCGATTCTCTCCTCGGATGAGGCTGATTATATCGGAACTCCTCGGGCAAATATTTTTGTCGATATGACTCAGCTACCGAACATGAGTCGCCTGTCGGATGCTGTGCTTCAACTCTCTCCGGCTGCGGTTCCCGGCCAGTTTGTTCAATATGTCCAACAGTTCTTGACTGGTGCCTTTTCGACGACTTCCCATGCTACCGATTTCACGAATGGGGGGATCGTCGGAAAAGAAAACGATACAGCTCGGGCGGCGATGATCGCGGATGCGAATGCGAATAGCCTGTTCGGGCCTCTCCTGCAGATAAAAGGGGAAGTTCGGAAGTCGATCGCTGAAAAGATTGTCTCTTATTACAAGGCGTATTTTCCTATCAAGCGGTATTTCCCTCTTGGTGGCTCCTATGGCGAACAGCAGGGGATCTGGTTGGCGGGTGCGGATCTGGATGCGGATATCACTTTTGAGGTTATCAAGGAATCGGAGATGCCTCAGAATAGTCTCACAAAACAGGATAAGTCGACGGCTTTCTATATGGGACTCTTTGGCGGATTCGCGAATTACCTGCAAGCGAAACAGGTCGCCCCTTCTGAGGTCGCTGAGTTGGCTCAAATTTGGAACGTTGCGACTACGACAATCGGATTCGACATGGTCACTCAGCGATGTCGCCGGCGGATCGAACAGCTCAAACAGGGTCTCGGTGTCGGGATCGCTGATCCGATGGCTCTCGTCTCGCTGCTACAGCCTCCGATATCACTTTTTGAAAAAGATCAAGATCAAAAGGCTCTCTATTATCAAGAGTGGTTGGATACGGATGAGGGCCTGGGCGCTCCGCCTGAACTGCGTGGCGCCGTCGAGATGATGATTCAACAGCATTTTCAAATAGCGGGTGTCCAGCAAGCGGCTATTGCTGGACAAGCGGGTCAGGCTGCCGGGCCGGAAGCTGGAGCGGGGGCGTCGACGAATGGATAAAGAATTTGCGGTTGTCCTTCGCGATAGCTTATTGATGATCATTCGGTATCTGGAAAAGCGTTTCTCGTTGGGGCCTCACGCTAAGGCTCAGGGGCAAGAAAATAATGAAGTCTCGGTCTAAATTGAAGTTTATCGCCCTGGCTCCTAATGGCTGCCGCTGGGAGTCGCCATGGGTTGAGTTGTCTGACGTGGAAGTTCGGGAAATTCTGGACTTGAATGCGAAACGGGCTCCGGGCTGGTTGTACTCGGTTGAATACGCTGCTGAGTTTGTCTGGCCTGAGTATTTAGATGTTGGTAGATGAAACATTGAAATATGTTTCACTGTAGCATAAAATGAACAGTGTAACTGACATGATGAACTCCTAACTTGATCGCCGGGATGTTCTCGGTTCCATGGGGGTGGTCTGGACTCCCGGCGTTTTTGACAATTTAAGGGTTTGTTTTTCTTTCTACGGCTCATTGCCTGCGGGTGGTGACGCCTAAATTTGAGGGAAATAGGCCGTCGATTGGTGGTTCGGAAACTTTCCGGGCTTGCCTGTCGGCGGCCTATTTTTTTTTGCTTTGAGGAGATTATGAGCGATTTTGAAGGGGTAAACACAGGGGTATCTGATCCTCCTGCGGGGGACACTGGCTCGGTGTCTGGCGCTGCTGACCTCGGCGGACAATCAGGATCGACGGGGATCTCGTCTGGATCTGCGGGGGTGACTTCCTCGCCGGCCATGTCGGAGTCGGCTCCGGCAAGCGGGGTTCCTGGTGCTATCGGTAGCGAAGAAGGCGGCCTCGACGCCGGGGCCGGGGAGCAAGTCGGATTCTCTGAGGAAGAGATTGAGACTGTTCCTGACGAATGGCGTGAAAAGTTCCGCTCGTTACTCGGTGGTCATAAGTCGTTGGAAGCTGATCATCGTTCGCTGAAAAAAGAGTATTCGGATACGAAAAGTCTCTTCGAGGGGCTCAACGGGTTCGCAACGGATGAGGCCGGGAATCTGGTCTTTGATCCTCAGACGAATCTCCCGATACCGTCGACATCTGGATTTGTCTCAAAGATCTCCGAAAGCTCGCCGGCTATCGCCGGCCAGTTGTTCCGGGATCTGTGGGCGGCTCCTCGGCCGGACGGGAAGACGAATGCTCAAGCTATCTTCGAGGAACTCGGACTTGATCCGAATCGTCTCGAAGACTATCAGTCCATAACGAATGATCCGACTTCGCGGTCTTCTGCCACTAAGCAGGGTGACGTATCTCCTGAAGAGTTGGCGGTCATACCTGACAGATTTCATGACGTCTATAAACAGCTTTCAGCCTCTCAGCGATTCACGGTTCAACAAATGGACGACGATGAACTTCATGAGTATCTCGACGAAAAGCGGGAACTCTTCGACTCTCGTCAATTCAGAGAGGAGATGAAACAGCGTGAGACAGCTCAAGCTGAGTCGGAAATGAAAGCGTTTTGGGATAACGTCGATAAAACTCATGTCGAGTATTCGAACCAACTTCGGGAAAATGCGTTCGCTCAAATTCAAAAGTCTCTGACGGATCAGATTCAGTTCTCCTCTGATTCCACGGTCAATGCAGTTCAAACCGGGGCTGTAATGACGATTCTCTCCTCTATTCTCGAACCTTCTCAAAGGTCTACGGTCTCGGGTGTCCTGAATGCGCTGGGGATCAATCTTGATCCTCAATTTGATCAGACGATCGAAGCGCTCGGTCAGCATGCATACCTGACGAAGCGGTATGAGGCGATTAACGGGAATCCAAAGCTGGCGGCTTATCGTAACGAAGCGGCGTACAGGCAATCTCAGGCGGAAGTTAAACGTCTGTATGATCTGACGCTCGCAAAGGTCAACGGTGTCGCTTTGAAGGTCGCGAAGGCGTTGGCGGGTGGGAATCAGGAAATGAGGGATCAGAGGTCGGCTGCGCTGAACGTCTCAGCTCGGCCAACTATCGGCAATGGTGGTGCTCCTTCTTCGGGCGGGAATCAGCCTGTAACGGCAAAACCCTTTACCGTGGAGTGGCTTCAACAGCGTCGATCGTTAGGCCAGTAAAGGGGTAACGATGCCAAATGTTGACTTTTCTAATGTTCCTGATCTGAAGAAACAGGACGTCGCCGATATGGTGAGGTCGTTCTTCGAAAACAATGCTCCGGGTTTCAATGCGTTCAAGAAAGGCGTGGAAACTCTGGAGGGTACTGATAAGGGGTATCGTATCCCTTACTTCTCCCGCCGGCCTGGCGGTCATACAGGCTACGTCCCGTCAAGCTCCGATTTCAATGCTGCGATTCCAATGCAGACGATCTCGATGTTCGTCTTCCCGGTCGGCTATGCTCTGCCGATTGTGTGGCAGGGGAACGTCGTGCGCGGTTTCCAGAAGGATCAGAAGAATAACATCAAGTCGATGTTGGAAATCATGAAGATCTACACTGAGACTGCGACAAAGCGTCTCAATCAGATGTTCTACGGGGACGGCTCGGGCGCACTGGCCTTCAGCGCTTCGACGATCGGCGCAACTGGTGTGGCTACGCTCAATTGTACGACGGCGGCGGCTGCGACTGCCGGTCAGACAAAAGGCGCGGTCAGACTCGAAGAGTCTCATGTCTACAATGCAATCAACGCATCAACAGGGGCGATTCGCGGCACGTTCACGGTGCTGACTCCCGGCAAAACTTCGGCATCCATCAACGTGACGTCGGGAACGATTACGTCGGGTGATCCGATTGTCGACGCGAACTCGTATTCGCGTTATATGAGAGGTCTCGCTCATCTGATTTCGGATCAGAATCGCACGTTGCAGGGGTTGAACACGGCGAACTTCACGGATCTCAATGCTCCGGTTCTCGACCTGAATGGAACGACTCTCACTCCGGCCGGTTTTGAAACGATTAAAAGCCAGGTCAATACTCGAAACAATTCGGAAGACTCTGAGGCCAAATTGCAGGCGTTCATCACATTTGGTCAGCATGCCGTGCTGAGGAAACAGGGCTATAACCTGGGCTTTTATGTCAGGTCGGCTGAAGGTGGTGACACTGTCAAGGGCGTCGCGAAGCGTTACGAGGACGGTGATACCGTGTTCGTGCGTGATGCCGACATGGATGAGGATCGCGTGTATCTGGTTCAGTCCGAACAGTACGCGATGTTCGAAGAGATGCCTTTCGGCGAATACAACATCGACGGTCAGGAATGGCGAATGCTGCTCGGTGCGAACAATACCGGCTCTGACAACTATCAGAGGGCTCTCGGCTGCAGGGCGAATCCGGGGACGTTCCTGCCTCGCGCTTCTGCTTTCATCAAGAGGGCGTCGCTCTCAGGCGTGGTCACTCAGGCGACTGCGTAGGTTGTTGCGGGGTCTTCTGCGTGTTCTCTCCTCCTCGCAAGGGGGACTCTCGTAACTGTGGCTGATGGGCGCTCCTAAGTGGGCGCCCTTCAGACGCTTCAATTTTAAGAGGTTATATGCCGATTACTGCTGCTTTGGATAATTCAGAGTTGGGGAATGAACAGCGTCGAACGGGTCGATTTTCTGATCTGGTTCGGATCACTGGTTCAACGGGTGCGGCTGCGGATACGACTACGGTCGTGCTTCCGGCCGGGCGTCGGAATTCCAGAATTTTGGGTGGGGCATTCATCGTCTCCTCGGAGTCGGTGAATCTGGCCGGAAACACGATCACGATCAAGGCTATCGTCGCACTTGGGAATGATGCTGCTTCGGTCGAAGTGCTCTCGGATGCGGTGTAATTATGATTGTTGCTCCGGCGGATCATTTAATTCGGGAAAAACATCCTACCTATGACAATCCTCAAAAGTGGGGCTCGCCGGGGATCTGGCAAGTTCCCGCTTTTGATGTTGCTGCCTTTCAGAAGCGGATCGATGCGATAGTCGGAACGTCGGACGGGAAACCTATCGTCCGGCTGGTGTGGGCGTGGGACTCGAAGAAGATTGTGGCGTCGAAGTGGAATGAGTTCGGTCAGGCTCTCGAATTCGAGCGTCGGGCGAATTACAGGTTCATTACGGTCACGCTGGATTCAGGCGATGAGGTCGACATCTCTGTTCCTCGTTGGATTCTCGAACAGAGGTTAGAGCCTGGTCAGTATCACGACTCATGGGAAGCGTCGAGATACGTCTTTGATCCGGCAAGCAACGTCAAGAGGGACATCAAGGGGCCTCCGCCGGGTGATGGCTGGTATATCTATCTGCGGACTATCGCTGAGCACGAAGAGGATGAGTCGTGCTGTGAACGTGCATGGAATTCTGTTCGTCGGCGCTGCTGGGGATATTATCGGCTGCCGGCGGAGAAAGATCTTCACGTTCTCAAGAAGGCGATTGCTTTGCGGGATGCTGATCCCCGTCGGGTGAATCCGCATGAACCGCTTCCTGATGGGGTGATAACTGAAGCTGAGCGGCTTGCGTACGCTCAAGAACAAAAGGCTGAAGAAAAGAGAATCGAGGTCATTCATGATGGTCTCGGTGATTGGATGCGAACGCATGGCTGGAAAGCCTTCGAGTCTGATCCGTCGGTCTTAAAGCATGGGAAATACAGGCCTGCGTTTCCCTTACAAGTCAAAGTGTAAACGAGGGGGGTAAAAGTGAAGATAGCAGTTCCAATAATTGAAGAGGCTATGCCTCAATTCTACGAGAATGAGGGCGTTGGAAAAGACGTCACTCGCTGGCTGTGGTTTGCTGGGGACATTCTGGCTGGTCGTCGACGTCATGATCTGCGGGAAGTGGTCGCCGTGGGCCTGCGGGTTAATAACGAAGCTTTTCGGCCGGCAATGAATGGCGGGGATGAGGTCGGATCTCCGTGTCTGCTGCGAACAAAGGGCATTCTTCCTCGGGCGTATTTCTCGCCGCTTGAAATGGCTGCTGTCTGGACTCCGCCGGATCTGGTTCCGGAAGCGGCTCCGATATTCCGGGGCGTGGTTGATGATCGCGCTCCCTGGTCTCCCGTCTTGCAGGGGTTGAAAGCGTTTCCGGGTGAGGCTCTGGCTTCGATCTTGTCGACCGCTCGCAACGATCAGGGGCTTTCGCGGGGGATCGTCGAACCTGCGGCTCTGCGTGGTGTTTCGCCGGAAGACGTCGCGAAGGCGGGATTTCAGACATTCTTTTTCCCTGACTATCCGACTCTTCCGCTGACTCTGCGCGGGATCGAGGAATCAATTCACAAGGCTATCGCTCGGACTTCTGACGAAGATCTTCGGTCGATTGGTGAAGAGATGCTGCTCGGGTGTGATCAGTTCCGGATGTGGGCAACTGACCGGGTTCAGTTCGAAGAGAACCTTGTCCGGACTGGCACGACTGAAGGCGGCTGGACTTATCGTTATTCGGATGTGGTCGAGTCTCTGGTGACTCAGTTGGAATATGTGCGGACTGACCGTTCGCTCTCTGAGGTCGCTCGGCTTCAAACCGAAACGGCAAAACAGATAGGATCAGCTCTCAATTATCGAGGCCAGTCTTCGGATGAGATTCCCGCTCCGATTATTGATGTCCTGCAGCGGCTTCAAGAGAATCAGGAACAGATGACGAAAATGATGCTGCAGATTGGCGCGGCTCCTGCGATGGCGCCTGCGGGTGTCGACGAATCCGTCAAGGCTCCGGCGAAGAAAGCGGTCAAATAGGTAAATTATGCCTTTCCTGGATGAGATTATCAGCAATGCTCGGCTCCGCCTGGGTGATCCTTTGCCTCAAAATCCATCTATTCGAGTGCTGTTCAAGTTTGCGATTGATCATTGTCAGTCGATGTATAACTCGATCGGGACTGTCTCGCGTGGTTGGGCAACGAGTGAAGTTCCGCTGCAGGTCTCGCCGGGGATCTCTGACTATATGATTCCGGCCTCCGATTTTGGAAAGCCTCTGCTGGTTTATACGGTCGATTCCGTAAATCCTTCGCATTGGGAACGTCCTGTTTCGTTTTTTGAGATACAGAATTTGCCTCTGGCGTATCAGGGGCCGGCAAATGGCGCGAATGCGATGGCGAATTTCGTAGACGGTTCATTTCATACGGCTATGGGGATCGCTTTCTACCGTGCGAATGATCAGGCCATGGTTCGGATTCGGCCGGTGCCTCAAGCTGTGGCTGAGTATCGAATCATTTATTCTGTGGGTGATTGGGCGTCCTCAGCCGATGTCTCGTCAATTCCCGCTTTGCGTGAGCATCATCATTTAATCGAGGTCAGGTCGGCTCTCTCGGCTCTGCCGTTTGCCAAGTGGGCGGCCGGCGATGATGAAGAGTCGGTCAAGCTGAACGATCTGGCTCGTAAGTCCCTGGCTCCGATTCTCGCGAAGGATGAGGCTCAATTCGCTCGGGATTTTGCTGGGTTTATCCGCTCGGTCGGTGGTCATCGAGTATCTTTCCGCTCTGGATTTGGGGCGATTTAAGGGGTGAAATGAATAATGTTCCTCGGATTATAAAACTGGTCTCGAATCGCGTTCCTAATGATATCACCCTCGGGAATAAGAGTCCGTTCGCACTCGAGAACGGTCAGCTCTTCTTCACAGGGATTGAGGACTGCGAAGACATCGGGATTGAGATTAACGTGAAGGATGCCGGGGCTGGTACGGGTACGCTGGTTCTGTATATTCAAGATTCCTGGGACAAAGGCGAAAACTGGCAGGATCTAATCGCGTCGAATTCGATCACGGTCGGAACGACTGTCGGCCTCCAGCGATTCATTCTCCAGCGTCGAACGAGAGGCGAGTCGACGACGGGAACGACGGTAACAAACCTGACGCAAGGCGGAGTTCCGACAAGCTATGCTCTGGCTGCCGGCTCGGCGCATTCGCGTCCGTGGGGTGATCGGCTGCGAGTCGTCGAGAGGTATACGTCGGGCGGGTCGGGCGGTCAGCCAACATATGATATCTGGTTGGTGCTGGGGTATTACGACAATGCTAGATAGTTTCAAAATATCGGATGAGGGTCTTAGTCTCATCAAGCATTTCGAGAACTTCGAAGCGAAACCTTACATCTGTCCGGCGGGAAAATTAACTGTCGGATGGGGGCATGTCATTCTGCCGGGTGAAAAATTCGAGGCTCCTTTGAGTCTGGCTGCCGGCGAAGATCTTCTGAAGAAGGACGTCGAGCAATTTGAGGCGGCTGTCAGGGATCTGGTCAAGGTCGACTTGAATCAAAATCAATTCGATGCCCTGGTCTCCTTCACTTTTAACGTCGGAATCGGGGCTCGGACTGCATCTCGGAATTCCGGGCTTGCGGGGTCGACTCTTTTGAGACAGTTGAACGAAGGAAAGTATGCTGAGGCTGCTGATCAGTTTTTGAAATGGAATAAAGCTCGGCGTAAGGGGCGGGAATTGGTCATTCTACCGGGACTGACTCGGCGTCGCAAAGCTGAGCGTTCGCTCTTTTTGAAGGTGCCTGATGCCAGTAGCGTATAACAAGATCTTTCAAGAGGTCGCGAATATGCTCGGGGCTGTCGCCGGGTCTGATGCGACTGCGGCTGAGGCTAATTATGTCGCGACTCTGTCTTCGTCGACGGTCGTCGGGCCTGATTTTACCCTGACGATGATTACCGATGCTGTCGTCGGGGCCTTGGATGAGATTGTCAAAGCTCTGTCGGAGACTCCTCGGCATCCTGATCGGGCGGCGTTTCTCGCTCTCTCGGGGAATCTCGCGTCTGGTGCGGCTCTGCCGACTGCAATTTCGGCCGTCTCCGTGCTCGGGATTCTAAATCGAGTGATCGATTCTTCCGATTCTCGAGCGCTGATTCCGGCGGAAATGGACAAAGTTCGGAGTTATCTTCGATTTTCGAGCACAATTTATGCGGGGCTTGATCCCTACTGGTATGTGATCGATGGGAATACGATCTTGCATACTCGGTCGAATGTGAAGGTCGAAGCGTTCTGCTGGAATCGGCCGGCATCCTTCTCGGGAAATATTCCCGTTCCGGATCAGTACGAGCGAGTTCTGGTGTGCGGTGCGGTCTCAATGCTGGCAAATAAGGAGGGTCAATACGCTCCGCTCGGCGCGGCTTGTGCTGGTGAATTCCTTCAAGGGTTGGCGGCTATTCGATCGCTTGGGCGGCCGGAAAACTACGGGGGCGTTCAAGTCGCTCCGCCTGTAGAGTAGTAATAATTATGACTCTCCCTGAATTGATAGAACTGGCGAAACGGCGGCTATCGGTGGCGGCTCCGGCCTCTCTGCCCTGGCTGGATGATGATCTGAATATTGCTGCTGCGGTCGCTGCGGCTTCGCATGAGTTGTCTGAGGCTGTCATGCTGGATCGACGGCGGCCTTACCTTCAGCAAGATTATACGGTTACTCTCGACGGCGCTGGATCGGCGAGTCTGCTCGCTGTTACAGGTCAGACGACTTCGGCGGCGGATATGCTGATTGAATCGATTCCTCTCGGGCATGTCAGGGATGCGTACGGGGAGGAACTGATTCATCTGCCTCATTACTTCGACTTCTTGAGTCCTCAGCCTATAGCTTTTAGTTATTACACCATAGTCGGTCAACGAATTCGAACTCGGGCGAAAGGTCAACAGGTACGATCTGTTAATGACGTTGTCGGGGTTCTTGGGCCTTTGACTGTGACTGCGAGTTTCTCGCCGATTACCGTTCCGGCCTGGCCTGCGACTCTCGAAGACGATCTGACGACTCAACTTGTAACTGTAGTTTTACGCAAGGTGAAGGATGCCTCGGCCTGATAATCAATCGGACTTCGAGTTCCTGTTTCGTGGCGGATTTTTCGGATCAGCTCCTAAGTTGGTCGCGGATGAGATGGTCTATACGATCAGGGCTGGGAATAACGTCTGGTTGCGTCCGTTGGGCCGGATTGCTACGGCAAATGGAGTCTCTCAGGTCTCTGCGACAAATGTCGGGGCTCGTTTGTTTTCGGCGAATACTCAAAGGGCGTCGATCGCTGGGGCTCTGGTTGCTGGTCGGATGCCCTATGCCGGATTCCTCCGCTATCAGAATGCTGTGCTGTTCTACCTGTCTGAATTGCCGTCTCAACAGGTCTATTTAGATGAAGTGGCGGTCTCGGGCCTGACAACGTCTGCAACGGCGGGGCGGCTGCGGCTCGGGATTCCGGCCGGCGGGGGGACATACAATGTCTTCGAGGGTGGTTTTGATCCTCCGTCCTTGCCTGCTATCAATGTGTCGACTCCCTCCGGCGGGACAAAGGCGATGAGTGGTCAGACAGGTGTCGCCCTGTGTGCCTGGCGCACGTCGACGAATGCAATATCGGCGCCGTCGAATCTTGTATATAAGGCAATGACTCCATCGACGGCGGACATCTTTAACGTGGTGCTGCCCTCCGCTGTTTCCGGTCAGGACGGCTGGATTCTTGCGGGAACTCGCTGGGGCGATTTGACTGCTGAAGTCCGGATCGCTCGGTATGTGTACCTGACTCCTCGCGGGACGTTCACGGCAACGAATGGACTTGCGACTCTGACAGGTGATGCAAATTGTCGCTGGTTGCAGGATTTGAGGCCTGGCGATGTCGTAACGATCAATGCAACATCTTATACGATTTTGACTGTCACTGCGAATGATGCGGCTACTCTGACGACTAACTTCGCGGGATCGACGGGCTCGGGGAAGACTGCGACTGTTACAACGGTCGCGGCGGATTGGTACAACGGGGAGTTGTCGGATTTGCTGGATCGGGACGTCTTTAAGCCTCCGGTGGCTGCCGGCGTGTTCCAGTTTGCGAATCGCGTTTTCCTGTGGGGAACTTATGGGGAGTCCGGTTCGGTTACGGGGCCTGCGCTCACACCGATGTTAGAAACGAATCCTGAGCACGTCGGGCGATTCAATATCCTGACACAAAGCGGGGCGGATCTGCTCAATGTTTTGATTGCTGACAATCGCTTGTACATGCTGACTCGGTTGGGCCTGGAATCCGTAACCTGGACGGGACAATCGGATCTCCCGTATTTGTCTCGAATCCTGGCTGAGCCTGGATTCTCCTCTCCTCTCGCCGGCGTGGTCTATCAGGATCGATTCTACGGTTACAATGAGCGCCCGTTGCGGACGGTGGCGGAAGACAACATCGACGTCGAATTCGCGTCTCCAGTTTGGGAGCAGATGAGGAACTGGACGTCGTCGAGGGTTGTCCTCGGCGTTGATCCGAAAAATCAAGCTGTTCTCTACTGCCATTATGATGGGTCTTCGACTACTGAAATTTATCCCTTCATGACTCAGCTCGGCCAGTGGGGGCCTTCGATCACGGTCTCCGGTCAGGTCACTGATACAACGGTCGTTAATGGGAAGCTGTATCTGATCATCCTCTCGGGCGGAAATTACAGGGTAAACGAGTGGGAAGGTGGTCTCGGGGCCTCCTCTCCCTGGGTAGCTTCTCAGTTTGTCGATCTCGGCTCTCTCTCCTATCGAAAAAGACTTAAAAATCTTCACGTTGCTGGTCAGGTCTCGACGGTCAAAGCTTATCTCCTCAAGCCTGGTGGGGCCTTCCCGGATATTACGAATGCCGGGGCGGCGGATGCGACGTTTACGCTCTCGGGTTCTGAGCGAGATGAGGCTGCTATTTGGACGAATCTGGAAGGCGCGGGGGTTGCGCTGCGCTTTGATCTGCCGCCGGGTGGGTCGTTCTTCAAAGCTGTCGCTTCTGGCTATCAGAAAGGAGAACGTCGTTGAACGAATACATCGAAGATTATGTCCTGGCGTCGGCTGTCTCGGCGAAGGAGCAAGCTCAAGCGGCGGCGTCGGTGAATGTATCGATTTCCGGCTCGGTGGCTGGTCAGATTGCAATCTATGACGGTGCTGCGTTCTATGCCGGCGGTCTCGAAGGCGATTCGAATGGGGTCGCGGTCTCTCTGGTCGTGTCGCCCTCGCTCAAGTTATTGGTGAGTCTGTCTCAGGATCTCAAGTCTACCGGATCGCCGACATTTGCGAATGTCACGATCAGTACCAGTCTCTCGGTCGGTGGCGGGACTACGCTTTTCGCTATGACTTCGGGCTCCTTCTCGGTCAATCCGGCGTCGATCGCGGCGAATAGTCGAGGCTCTGTCGATATCACGGTCTCCGGTCTCGCGGTTGGGGATCTCGTTCTTCTGTCTCCGCCTGACGGGCTGAATTCCGGCCTGATTTATGGCGGCTGCCGGGTGACTGCTGTCGATACTCTCAGGATATATCTCGCGAACTTGACGGGCTCGCCTATTGATGACGGGTCTCTTACCTGGAACTATCTGCATTTTGGACTGTCATGATCAATTTTCGCGAATTAACTGACGAGGAGATTGTTGAGTCGACGCTTTGGACGTATCCGGAAGAAGGACTCCATGCGGACTGGCCTGCCTATCTCGAAGCGCAAAGGCGTCCTGAATGGCTACATCTCGGGCTTCTGTGGAATGGGCGGATCGTGGCGTCGGTAGATTTGGAAGATCAGGGCTCGGGCCGGGCGCTCGTTCATGTCGCTTCTCGGCGTCGTGCGGTTCATCCATCTTACCTGCGTTATGCGCTGGTCGAGCTGGCGAAGTTCCTCTTCGAATTTAAGGTGGTCTCCGTGATCGAAGCGAGTATTCCGGTCGATCGCCGGGCGGCTCGGGTGTTGGCTCGCTCGTTTCCGGGGATGATGCTGGTCTCGGCTGGGCCTGAATTTGATCAGTATCTTCTCACGTACGAAAGGTTGATAGAAAGCAATGTCGAAACCGAAACCTCAGGTCGTTCAAACTCCGTATCAGGGGAATACCTCTAACACTTTTGGAACGGCGTCGATCGCGGATACACCTGAAGCGAAGGCGCTCATGGATGTCAATCTCGATATAGATCCGGGCGTTGGTCGCCGGGCGGATCTCGCCGAACAGGGCATGCAGAATCGCTGGAATTCAGCGTTCAACTCGAATGTTCCTACGCTGCTGCGACAACAGAATCAGGAATCTGACCGGCGGCAAATTCAAGCTCAAGGTGGGGCTGAGGCTCAACAGGCGGAATATGCCAAGAAGATGATGGATCTCGAACGTCGAAAATGGATGCTTCCTCAGGTTGTACAGACAGGCGGAAGCTCCTCCGGGTTTAATAGTCAAGCGTTTCAGCCTCAAGGCAATGGGATTCTCTCGGGGATTGCTGGCGCTGCGCTGGGTATGATTCCAAAAATTTAAACGATGATTTTAGCCTGGACGTTGTTTGTCGTTGTTCGATTTGTGGTCGATCTGCTGGTAGTGCTTCTGGTGCCTCCGGTGCATCGAATCACGTATGGGTGCTCTGAAAAAGATCGGGCGTATTATCTGGCGCATCTCCTCTCGAATGCGATTCCAACTGTGGCGGGACTTCAATCGTTTCTCTATCCTCAATATCAACCTCTCTCTGCGCGGCTTACCGGGGCTGTTCTGATGTTTTTCGGTGGCTTGTTGGTAGTGCTCGCGTGGCGGTCGAATCCGTATTTTCAGCCGGCAATTGTCAAAATTCCGGCTCATGATCTGGTTCACACAGGCGTTTATCGAATCTTTCGGCATCCCGGTTATATCGGGATGGCAATCAATACAATTGGTCAGGTTCTCCTCCTCGGGCAAAAGTGGGCGTGTCTGCCTGCTACTTGTTACCTGGGGTTATTGGTTTGGAGAGCGGATCAGGAAAACTATAAGGTTTTACGATAATGAAAAGGGTTCTCCTTCTGCTGATGCTCTTGGTCGCCTTTCAGACGGCGGTCTTTGCTACTGACGTCACGATCTCGGCTCAAGCGTATCCGGGCTTTTCTCCTGCAGGGCTCGGCGCGGATATCACAGTCTCGACTTGTAATGTGACGTCGGGATCGCCGCTTATGAATTGTTCAAATTCGATACCGGCGTCAATGGTCGGGATCGGGGGATTTACCATCCTTGTTGCGGGGACTCCCTATACTGTGGCGTCGGTCGCTGCAACGAATCAATTAACTCTAACTGCGAATTGGCCGTCCCTCACGGGATCTGTCACTGTGACGTTTTTGAAGTGGGTCGAGGTTAGAGTCTACGCTGATCGGGCCTTTCAACCACTTGGCGAGACGTACGTCGTTCAGCCTGGGACTCCGGGAAGTCCGGGCGCCTTCCGGCGATTTGCGGCATCGATCCGGAATACTGGCGCGTCGGACGTGCTCTATCTGCCGGCCATGACGCTGCCTGCGACTACGGATGCTCTTATTTCGAATCAGGCAAAATACACCATCGGCTTCTTTCGGCCGGGCGGTGGCATGCTTCAGTTTTATGTTTGTCCGCTGAATGCTGCGCCGTTTTCTTTGCCTCCGACAACTCCGACAACCTGGGCGGCTATCTGTCAATTCAACTCTCCATCAGCAATTGTCCCGGTAGGTCAGGATGCGTACTCGAAGGCGATTATAGACTCCCGGTTCCCTCAGTGTACTGCGGGTCAGATGCTCTATTTTGCGGCTACCGGGCGCACTCAGAATTGTCTCTCGCTCGGAACGAATCTCTCCATTTCCGCCGGCACGTTGAATGCTACCGGGGGAGGAGGAGGAGGCGGGTCTAATGTCCGTCAAGCTTTAAATCTCGTCGTTGATTATGGCTGTGATAACACAGGCGTCGTCGCGGCGGATACGTGCCTGGCGAATGCTATCGCGGCGGCGGTCGCGTCGACCGGCAAGATAATCTCTGCGCCTGCGGGAACGTATAAATTGGTGTCGACGGCTACGATTCCGGGCGGCGTTACGATCGAAGGGGACGGGCGTGATAAGACCATTTTCAGCGGAACGGTGACGAATGCGCCTATTTTCGATTTGGTTCAGGGATCGGGGGCCTATGCGTTCAAGGGGCCGGCAATCAGGCATCTTGGAATCACGGGAAACGGTGGGGCTGGTCAGATTGGGATCAGGGCTACGGATGCGACTTACGTCTATGGTGTCGACGTGTCAGACGTGAATATCACGGGGACGGGGTCGGATGGTCTGTACGTCGGTGCTTCCTTCAGTTCTCGGTTCGTTCGGATTAACTCGGGGTCGAGCACGTCGGGTTATCCTTTCCACATTTATGCGGATTCGATGCCTGGCAATTATTATGCTGAGCTCTATGCCGGGGACGTCAATGCGACTGCTCCGGCTGGTTTCCGTGTTCAAAGGGGAATTTTCAATTGCGTCTCCTGTAACGGGATCAACAATTCATCATCGAATAGCTGGTGGGCAATCGTCGGCGATAAGCTGGGAGTGGATAGTTCAATCGGGGCGAGAGGCGCTTATTTTCAGTGTACCGCTTGTAATGTAGAGAGTAGTCGCGCCGGCGGGATTTTGTCTTATTCGAATTCGCCTATCGATTTAAATGGAAAGACCACGTTCGGGGGGTCAGGTCTCGGATCGGGATCGTATAAGGCGATTTCGTATGACATCGACTTGACATTGAATCCGTATCCTGCCTTTACGGCTACTGGAAGGATCTCTCCGACTGTCGTCTTCGAGAATACTCCGCTCGCTTATTATGCGGACAATGAGCCGATTCATTCGACGGATATTCCTCCCTTAATAGTCGAAGGCAATGGGCCACAAATAGCAGGTCAAAACGGATTCGGCGCAACGTATTTCAATTCGACAACGGGTCGGCCTGAAAAGCTGCGCCGGGCTGATGCGGCTGCGCCTTTTACAACGATAACGACGTCGACGTCCTTTTCTCAGCCTGGGCCTCGGTATTTTGAGACTAACTGCGGATCGAATTGCACTCTGACGCTTCCATGGGCGGGATGGTATCCGAACGGTGAATACGTGACGATCAGGAATCTGTCTGCGGATGGGATCGTTGTCACGATCGCGTCGGGTGGCGGGGGATCGGTCAACGGTGGGACTTATACTCTCTCCAAGAGTGCAAAATCTGTAACTCTCTACGCTAATAATGTCGCGTCTGACTGGCGAGTTGTCAGTGATCGGTCGCCGGTGGGGAATACGTACGTTGCGGTCGGCGATTCTGGTGGTGATGTTTCCGGAACGGATAAGCTGACATGGGACGGTACTGTATTTCTGGCAACGAAAGCGGGAAGCAATCCATCTGTACAGGTCGCGGATTCTACTAATTCGATCACTACGAGATTCGGGCCTCTGGCGGGTGCTCCGGATCGAGGTATTATCGGAACGTCGTCGAATCATCCCTTCGTTCTTTACCAGAATGGCGGGGCTGCTTGGGGGCTGGATACCGGTAAGAATTTCATCCCTTACGCTGCGACAAATACGGTCGACCTGGGCGCAAGCGGGTCAGTGGCTCGGTCGGGCTATTTTGGCACGTCGGTTTTTGCTGGCGTGGCAGGGGCGTCGACCGGATCTCTGACGCTGTTTAATTCTGTCAATTCGAATACGCTCACCCTGAGGCCTGGCACGACTGGTGCGAACCTAACCTATACCTGGCCGACTGCTTATTCTTCGGGAACTCAATGTCTGAGTGATAACGGATCAGGTGTTTTGTCCTGGACTACTTGTTCGGGTGGGGGCGGAAGTCCTGGCGGGTCGACGACTCAACTTCAGAGGAATAATGCCGGCACGTTTGGCGGGATCTCCGGGGCAACGTCGGACGGAACGAATGTCACGTTCGGATCGGGAAACCTGATTGCGACTGCTCCTTCCTTATCAGGCGGAACTCATACGGCTCTGACCTCCTT